TAGGCATTAGTTAATATCCACCCTACTTGATCCATCAATGTCAACATTAGCACCTTTAAGTTTCCATGTATTCGTAACAGTTGAATCTATGCTCTTTGCAGTTTCTTTAATGTCTGTAGCCACCTTAACAATTTGATTTGCTTTTGTTTCTAATGTCATTGTTTGTTTTGATTTTATTGTAGACGTTTTACCTGCTCCCATACTGTACAACCCAGCAACACCCAAATTATAATCACCACCTACAAGAGTTGTATAATTGCTCCCTACAGTTACCTTCATATCTGATAAATGCTTTTCACTAACTTTTCCTGAAACAGTTGTCCTTTTATCTTGTCCTACAGAATGTGTTTGATTGCCTACGATTGTTTCTGTGTCGTCTCCTGTTACACGACAACCACGTTGACCGTTTATCTGTGTGTTTTGGCTAGACAATACCTCTAACAAATCATTTCCGCCAACTTTTGTTACGCGGTTGCCTTTAATAGAATTAAATTGATTACCATCTACTTCTGTATACATATCACCTTGAACATACAATGAGGCATCTCCTGCAACATGTATATCACAGCTTCCACGTATCTCAACACGCTTGTCTTTTAATGTTATATCATAACCGTCACCAACAACCTTTGTTATCTTAGTACCGTCAGCCTGTATTTCTTCAAATGTTCCGGAGTTGTGGTAGTTACTTATTCTTCCATTGCCAGGAGTATCATCTACTTCAAAACAATGTCCTGTTTCTGTTTCCCAAACCTTATTAAAAGGATACATGGAAGTTTTGCCGTCTTGAATTAAATCACTTTCCGGTTTTGTGCCTATAGGAACATAACCTTCCCACTCTGTAGTAACTTCATTATTTTCTACGTATCCTAACCCATCTTCACTTGGACCCATGTCACTAAATCTATGAGCAGGTTCTTGCCAAGTTCCTCTATCGTATCTTGTATTAGGCAATTTCTCAAATATGGAAGATACATTAGGAGCTGTTGCTCTAGGTATATCAATTAACCTTGTATCTCTTTTATTAATATTTACAAAGTGATGTTCTGCATCGGCACCTCTTGCCAATCTAGAACTATCGGGTTCTTTTAAGTAGTTAAATCCTGTGCCCTTTCCATCTCTAGGAAATATTCCTCTAGGATCAACAAACCCTTGATAATCCAGAGCAATACCTGTAGTAGATGACAAATCCTCTATCTGCTTTTTTAATAAATCCCTTTTTTCTTCTAAAGCATCCCGTTGTAAGTCGTTTATATCTTCTGCCAGAGCTGTTTCTACTGATGCTAATTGTCTTTGTAATTCTGCTAGAGCCTCTTGTCTATATTCCTTCCATTTCTCATTAGATTCCTCATCTAATAGTGTTGGGCCTACCTGTGGCAAACTTGTAAACGAACCAAATATAATTGGCTGCTGTCCATCTTCTCCATCAGCAAAGAAACCAATTACTGAAGATCCTTCTACCAAAGCGCTTGACTGCCCTACGCCTGAGATACTAGCAGATGTTACAGGCATAACAGGAACTGCCCATGGCAATTCATTTGTTGGTAGTATTGCTTTATTACCCGTATGGTAACCTAATATTCTTACTCTATATCTTCCTAAAAATTCTGGATCAGCTCTATCCTCAACAATTCCTATCCACCAAAAGAACTTTGGCACTGACATATTACTCATATTATATCTCCTCTCCCAACGATTTACCTACGCCGTTTTTAACAATCTCTAAAGTCATTGAATGTTTTGTAACATCAAACTTATGATGTATGGCTGTGATTAAATAAGGACCTGACAATATAGGATCAAAAGCATTATCAGGATCCACATCAAACTCCTCTTCTTTTGCTTTGGGTGTTGGGAATAACAAATTAATAACCCTTCCAACTTCTATATCTGTTCTTCCAGGAACATCCATTCTAAATTTAAATTGATTAAACGAATTTGAATAAGATGTTCTAAAAGAAACGTTTCCTATATAATCTTCTTGTAAACTATAGTCGTCAAATAAATGAGAATTTAATGAAACAAAAGAAACATTAGAGTAAGGTGTTCTATCAACATAAGCGGGAATAGCTATACCTGCATCTGTTCTAATCATCTTTTTCATTTGCTCTCTAAAATCAAAATTACTTTCAAATTGTTCTCTTGTTGTAAAATTGTAAGCCCTAACACCATTCGCATAAAATCCAGAATCCTGTCCTTCCAATATGTCCATTGTTTTAGGAATCGTAATATCTTCAATTTTTGTGAATTCTGGAGGAAGGCTAACAGAATTGTAAACATAACTTCCTTGTCGTCTTACGAGATTAATACCCACGGGCTCATATACATATTCATCAAATAGCCCTTGTTTTAATTGCATAGCAATCAACCATTCTAAAGTACAAAAATAAAAAAACTTATTCGACTCAAAAAATTGAAAGTCTGTAGAATTTAGTGTTGCTCCTTTAGCATATTTAGAAATAAAGTTTATATTTCTAAAGGGAGTCCAAAAATTTGAAACATATCTAACATTAGAAATATGATCTGTATCACCAATAACAAGTCCCGTGGTGCCTACTTCTCTAGGCTCAAAAACGTTATCAGATACTTCTGTATTTTCTATTAATCTTGGAGTTTGTAAATACTCTGTATATATTTTGTCTACGATGTCAGAAGTTACACCTTTAAATGATTTAGAAATTGGAGAACATTGATCTACCAATCCCTCTCTAGACATAAAACAAAGTCTATAGTCTTGTTGTCTATCAGTAGCTAATACCCTATCTTCAATCGCATATAATTGAAAAGTTTTTTGTATTATTTGTGTTGGATTGTCTTCAAACGTGGGTGTTCTAAGTTTTAATGTAAGCAACTCGTTACCTAATATTGGAAACTCAGTTATAACATTCAAACCGTCAGATATGATAACATTACCAAACATAACAGGAGAAAATACATCTTCAAATAGATTTATTTCTGCAGTGAAGTTTTTTAGATTTAAACTATCGCCAGAAATCAAATTAGTTAGAAATATTTCTTCTAATCTATAATCACCGGCCTTTAGTATTCTTTCTTCATCTATTGACATAATATTTTACTTTTGAATTAATGACTTATATTGTGATACAAATTCTCTTAGATAATCTTTCTTTAATAAAAATATTTGTCTCTTTTTGTCATTTAGTTCTTCTTCATATTGATAGTTTGTTACATCTAAAATTTCACCGGTTGCATATTGTCCTGGATCGTAATCAACAATAATTTCTTCTTCACCTCGAAGTTTGTAATGGTGTACATCTGTTGCGTTTCCTGTACCGTATTTGCTCTCACAAAATTCAAACAAATCATTGCTATGTATGGGCCATTCTTCTGTGACATTTACAATATCATTATACAATAATATTACCCAGTGATATTTACTAGAGCCGTAATAATTGTGTGCAATATGCTCAGGCTTCTCTCCGTCTTGTACAAAATAAGCAAAGGAAAAGGCTCTATTCTTTTTGCCTAAAGGAAAGACTCCCACTCTTCTGTGTATATCTGTTACATAAAAATTTTCATCACCAAATGGATAAACAATTTTTGGAACGGATTTAAAATACATTATAATCCTCCTTGTTTGATTCTATCTGCGGTTAGTGTTTCTAGTTCTGTGAAGGATAAATTCATTTGAATATCATTAGGAGCACCTTGTGTTCCTTGTATTGTATTAAATGTTCCGTCAGGTGAACCATATGTTACTTGCATATCTGTTAAAACACATGAGGATATTTTAGAAACATATTGGTTTTCCTCATTCATATAACGATATTCAATGTTAAACTCAGAAGGATAAATTAAAAAGAACCCATTACTTCCTTTGTCTGGGTGCATGTGGTATTTAAACAATTTAATAATATTCATAACATTATTAAACTCTGAAGGATTCTTTGGCATAAATCTATATTCAAACCCAAATTTTCTAAATCCCATAGACTTAAATAATTGTTCTTTGTATGGGTTAGATACTTTCTTTGAGGTTGCCTCTATTGCAGCACCGATATTTTCTTGCCCCAAACCTAGTTCTTTAGGAACATTAGCTGCCGCACCAATAACACCCCTAGCTAAGTATTCTGCTCCACCTAGAATATCAGATAAACTAGCTCTACCACTTGCTAATAAACCCACTGCTGCACCTAAACTTTCTTCGTTCCAGTTTGCCGTATATTTTGCTGAAGGTGCAGATTGAACATGTAATTGTATAACCGATAAAAGACGTAAAGTTGTGCTTGTGTTTACAAGTGATCCTGTTACAGCACCCGCTGCAAAAGCTGTGCCTGCAGCTAATAAAGGAACAGCCAAGGCGGAAGCATTGTCGCCTGTTAATTTACTTCCTGCTGCAACAGTTGCACCTAATGCAGCTACGGCTGCTGCCCCACCTAAAACGGTGTCTGCTTGTTCTGATTTTGCTCTGTTTTCTGCAGAGTATTGATCCTCTAAATCTGACTGTGCAGCTCTCCAATCTGCTGCTGTTCCGGCACCATTGGCATCAAATGCTGCGGATCCGGCTGCTGACGTAGATCTAGCATTAATATAAAATATAACACTATGCGGTTGTCTTGTAGTGTTAAGTTCACTAGGATAGCTGTAGACATCTAAACTTGTAGAAGGTTCAAAGACTTGATTGTCAGAGTTTATTACTAACTCCTCTGAATTGTCGTTGAAGATAATTGCCATATAAATAGTCCCAGTTATTAGCGTTTAACTTATTTATAAGGATTATTTGACATGAAAAGAATTGACCGTGAAATAATTATTCGGTCTATAGACTACGATGGATATGACTATGATCAGCTATGCTCTTTAGTAGATAGATGGAAATATATCCTAGTTTCAAAAGGATTACAGCGAGGAGATAAGATTGCAATCTCCATTGTGCTTGTCAATCCGAATCAAATTGCACTTACAGTAGCAGCCGGAGAACTAGGTCTGCAATTATTTATTATTGATTACCCAATCGCCTACGAAACATTAAGCAAAACAAAACTAGGTTTATTTGGGCCGGTTGATCTGTCTATAGAGTGTGATCACCTAGCTAGCAAACCACTACATAAAATAATGATAGCCAATTATTCTAAACAGGTTATTCCAGAAAGCACAATAGAGAATAGTTTTAATACTTGTCACGAATTTTGGGGACAGGAAGATGATCCATTTCTAATTGCATCTACAAGTGGCACAACAAAAGAATCTACACCCATAGTTTTCACACAAAAACAAATATATGATCTGTCTAAAAGAAATATAAAAATATTTAAATTTTTTAAAGACACACGAGTAGGGCATACAAAAAATATGCACCACGCTAGTAGCATAATAACAGATCTTATTCCATCTCTAATGGCATCAGATTTTCATAGATCTTGTTTGTTCTCTATGCTAGATGACGAATCTCTAGAGAGAGATGTTGTTCCCATTATTAGAAAATATAAACTTGAAAGAATATTAATGTATAATACATATACTCTTCAACAATTCTTACAAGCATTGGGTAAAGGTAACGACTGGACTATTTTGGTAAACATGAGCGGATTTACGGTACCTGAAAACTTTATTAAGATATGTAAAGAGTATAATGTAGAGTTCCTATCTCATTATGGATCAATAGACACAGCAATTCCTTTGCTTGTAAACCATGTAACAGAAGATACAAAACACATTCCAAACAGTCTAGGCATTTTACCAGATGATTTTAATAAAGTAACAAAAGTAGAAGAAGGGTATCTTATAAAATCACCGGTGTGGGAAGATGAGAGATTAATGCAGGATAAACTAGAGGAAAAGAATGGAGTTTGGATACACCATGGTAGATTACAAGAAGACGTATTATTAAATAAAGTATCTGCACAATTAGGCTCTGTAGACTTTACCATTGTTGTTGATAATGATAAACGCTATTTGGCATTGTGGGATGATGTAGATTGTCCTGAGTATTTAACACTATTATTTGATCAAATAAAGAAACTTCATAAACCAATGTTTATGCCTGAAACAAAAGTTAATATGGATCAACTAAGAGGGTTTTTTCAGTCCTGTAAAATAGACAATAGAGAGATATTTAATATATGTATTAAGCACAATCCACTAGTGCCTGGAAAAATATCAAAAGAAATACAAGAGTACATGCACGAGTTATTAAATAAAGGTTATAGGAATTATGATATAGATAGATATCATAAACTTCATGATGACTATAGCAAAATTTTTATTATATCACATAATAAGGATGTTTTAATAGACTTTATAGAAAATGAAAAAGATTTTTATAATGTTTATTTTCAATTGAAAAAAGAAAATTACAACCCTAAGGTTCTATATAATCATGCCCTATAGTAAAAGAGTATATACAGGATTATTTAGACCTAAAAACCCTTCCAAATATAAAGGGGATTGTACTAATATAATATATCGATCTAGTTATGAATTAAAGTTTATGAATTGGTGTGATCTTAATAATGAAATATTAGAGTGGGGATCTGAGGAAATATCCATACCATATAGATCACCTTTAGACAAAAAAATTCATAGATATTACCCAGACTTTTATATAAAAATAGGTGATAAGAGATATCTTGTTGAAATAAAACCCTATAGGTTTACCCAAGAGCCCATTGTTCCTAAAAGAAAAACACAAAGATTTATTAATGAAGTTATGCAGTGGGGTGTAAATACAGCCAAATGGAAATGTGCAGAAGAATTTTGTTTAGACAGAGGCTGGGAATTTATGCTTATTACTGAAAAAGAACTCGGGCTTTCATTATAAATACTCGTATGGCGAAACCATTCGAGAACATACGAACGTCTGCAGGAGAGCAAGAACGTTCCTTTAATTGGTATATGTCAGCCGTAAGAAGGCTGGCAGGAAATATCACAAACGCCTCATCAACGATGAAAAGTGATATTGGTGAGTTAAAGGGATCTCTATCTGTAGGAAGTCTTTACATGTTTTTATATGATCCTAAAACAAAACAGGATCTTCCTTATTATGATCAGTTTCCATTATGTATACCTTTTGAAAATGCTCAAGGTGGTTGGTATGGATTAAACTTACACTACCTTCCTCCAATGTTAAGAGCTCAACTATTTGGAAAACTTTTAGACTTTCAATCTGAGGATAAGCTAGATTTGTCCTGGAATATGTTACAAAATGTCAGCAGGTTTCCGGGCGTGAAACCGACTGTAAAAAGGTATCTAGTTTCTCAAGTGAAATCTAGGTTTCTTAAAGTTAATCCTGAGCACTGGAAGGCATCTATATTTTTGCCAGTACAAAATTTCCAAGGTGCATCAGCAAACAAAGTCTGGAGAGACAGTAGGGAAATGCTATAATGGCAATGTTTAAATATCAAGATTTTTTAGCTAATGTAAGAGGGCAATTTCTTCCTCGAAGCGATAGGTTCGAAGTTATGGTTACGTTTCCTAGCGTATTAAACCTACCTGAGGAAGTTAAAAGACAAACAACACTATTCTGTGAAGAGGCTCAAATACCAGGACTTTCAGGAGTCAACGTTCCTTTAAGAATAGGTAACTGGACAGAATACAGAAATACTAACGTAGAATTTTTAGGTGCAGAAAGTGTTTTTACATTTGTCTGCGATCAAGGTTGGAAGATTAGAGAAGCCTTTGAAAGCTGGGTATATGCCACAGCAGATCCGGTTTCAAAGGAAACAGGCTGGCAGGAGTCAGTACAAGGATCATTTGAAGTTTTTTCATTAGACGTAAAGGATGAAGTTATTGCATCCTGGAGATTTTATGAGTCAGTACCAAAATTGGTTAACTTGGTTCCTGTATCATCGGGTAACCCCTCAGTAATTAGGCTGTCAGTTTCAGTGGCATCTAATTATTGGGAAAGAACAAAATAGGAGTAAATTATGGCTTTACCGGTAATAGACACACCGACATTTGAATTGGAAATTCCTTCTTCTAAGAAAACCCTTACATTTAGGCCTTTCTTAGTAAAAGAGGAAAAACTTCTAACGCTTGCAAGTGAGACAAACGAAATGCCTGAGATGGTAAACGCTTGTCAACAAATTGTATCTAATTGTAGCTTTGGAAAATTAGATGCAAAAGAACTTGCAATGTATGACTTACAATGGCTGTTCTTACAGTTAAGAGCAAAGTCAGTTAGTGATAAACAAGCTTTCACATTAATTTGTGGACATTGTAAATCTAACTTGCCATGGGAAGTTGACTTAAATGATTTTAAAATTGTGGGCTTGGATGAAGCAACAAATAATAAAATTGAAATAAGTGAAACAATGGGTCTTGTATTAAAGCACCCCTCATCTACAATTATGGCTAAGGCAGATAGTTTGGACGATGCTGATCTTATTACAGAGTCAATTGATTACATATACAATGAAGAAGAAGTTTTTAGTCCAAAAGAACAAACAAAAGAAGAGTTGAAGGATTTTATTGAAAGTATGCCTATAACATCTATTTTACAAATTAAAGAGTTTTTTGAGAAAACACCTATTGTAGAAAATGTTATTGAGTTTACTTGCCCAAAGTGTGAGGGCAAAAATGTTGTTTCCGTTAATGGGTACGAACATTTTTTCGATTAACTCTTTCTCAGGATTCGTTAGAGAATTATTATAAAACGAATTTTTTATTGATGCAAGAACATCATTATAGTTTAACAGAGTTAGAAAATATGATGCCCTGGGAAAGAGAAGTTTATATTGCTATGTTAATAACTCATTTAAAAAAGAAGGCTGATAAAAAGCAACAAGGTTAAATAAATGGCTAGCAATTACGAAAAAGAAAAAGCGAAACTAGATAAACTTCTAGCAGATTCTGTTGGATTGTCTGGAGACAAAGCTAAAGAACATAGGGAATTAATTCGTAAGCAACAGGACGTTGTTCGCAGAGAAATGCGTCAAATGGCAGGACAAGAAGATCCTACCAGAAACGTTACTATGGGTGCTAGAGATGAATATACTTTAAGGGATTCCTCAGCATTAACGCTACAGTCCGATAGAAGAAATAGAGCAGAAGAGGTTGTTTCTGATCAGTCAGAAAAAAGAGTTAGAGAAGACGTTGTCAATAGAATGGACAAAGTCAAAATAGGTGGTAAGTCTACTGTAAGAAAAGAAACAGACAAACAGGGTAGAATAAAGTACAGAGATGAAATAAGAGGCACATACGCTAAAGAAGAAGCGTATGAGGATAGCGAAAACCGTATAGAAATGCTAGGTAACGCTATTAGAGCAGGCAGTAACATAGGTGCTCAAGGTGAAACTACAAACGCATTACAATTTGGTACTGCTAAAGCCTCAGCAACAATGTCTAAAAACATTGGACAAAATGCAGGAGCTCTTCAAGAAATATTTGAAAAAGAAGGTGACGAAACACAAGCAGAACTTAAAAAACTTGTAGAGTTAATGGCTAAGGCACAAAACTTAACAGGTAAAGATGCAGAAAAAGCCAAAAACGAAATAAGCAAACAAACAGAAAGATTAAAGATTACTGCTGGAGATAGTGGAGATAAAATAAGTGAACTCCTCGGTTTAGATAATGTTAAAAAAGATTTAAGAGGCGGTAGTCGTTTTAAAGAAGCTCTTAACATCGATCAAGATGCTACAGGTCTCAAAGCAGTAAAACAAGCATTCAGCCCTACACGTTTATTTGGTGATCCTAACACAGGAGGTTTATCTGGCGGTGGTGGGCTTATAAGCAGAACCCTAGGCAATGCTTTGGGTACGGGCGACAATGCTGCAGATGCTTTTGCAGCCAAACAAGCCAGACTGGAAATTGCTCAGGAAAGACAAGCTGAGGGACTAACTACAGCAGTTGGTGAAGAGGGACTTCAACTAACAGGCGAGTCTACACCTCAGTTAATAAAAGAAAACAAACAGAAGGACTCTGAGAAGCTCTCAGAAAGTAGTTCTTCTACAACAAACAATAACGAAAGTAGCACTAATACTGTATTTAAATCCGGTGTAGACAAAGAGCCTTGGGCTGAAAAGAACAATGAAGTTTTAGAAGATATTCTCGACACATTAAAGAGGATTGAAGCTAATGGCGGCATGGGCGGCGGTGGAGATGATTCTCTTCTTGATACCGCAGGTGATATGATGATGACCCGCGATGGCAAAAATAAACGAAAAAATAGAAAAGGTAAAAAACCTGGCAAGAGTAGATTTAAATTACCTCGTATGGGCGGTGCGATGAAGTTAGGTGGTGCTTTGGTAGCCGGCGGTATGGCTTTATATGAAGGTTATCAAGGATACACAGCCGCAGACCAATTAGTAGAATCGGGTGCCACTAATGAAGAAACCGGTCAAAAGTTTACACAAAGAGATGAAAAGGCAGGCAAAACTGAAGCAGTAACAAAGGCTGCTGGTGGTTTTGGGGGAGCACTGGGTGGAGCAGCTGCCGGAGCTGCCATTGGTTCTGTTGTTCCTGTTGTTGGTACAGCTATAGGAGGTTTAATAGGTGGTGCTCTGGGTTATTTCGCAGGCGGAGCTGCAGGTGAGGCAGTAGGAGATGCTGTAACAACAACATCTGGAGAAGCAGCACTAGATGCAGCTAAAGAGAGCGGACTATATAACAAAAACTGGATTGGAAATAGTGAAGTAAATCTAGAATTACTAAAAGAAGCAAACGACCCCGCACAATTAAACGCCATCTTAGCAGACAACGATATAAGCGATGAACAAAAAGCTGCCGTAATAGATCAGTTAGGAAAAATCGAAAGTGGACAAATCGAAAAAGCAGATATGTCTTACTTGGAGGGAGACACTAACAACACAACAACAACAACATCAAACGAAGATAATACTGAGGTTAAAGTGGGCGGAGTTGTTGTAGAGAGAAACGGCGAAGCTGTACCATTATCACAAGAAGATTACAATATGGCAAATGCTAGTATACAAGCAAATGTGGCAATGGGCAATAAACCACAATATGACCTTTCTAAGAATCCTATTATAGGACAAGACGCAACCGCTACGCAGATAGAACAAGCAAGTGCAGAAAAAGGACAACCTGTACCTACAGGCACGGCGTTAGAAAATATGAATGATGCTGCAGGCGTGGGTGATTCTGCTCCAGTAATTGTAAACAACAATTCAACACAATCTACTCCTCAAGAGCCCCCAATCCAAATTCTAACAAATCCGCCTTCGCCAAGGCCAAATACAACATCCATAGAAAGATATCAAGACAGAAGATATCGAGGATAGTAGTGATACTCATCACACTCTTGAAAGTATCTTTTCAATTTCAGCAAGTCCAATCTCCAACCAGTTTGTGTCTTCTGGCATTAGTATAATTTGACCATCAAATTCTTCTTGCTCTTTAATTCTATTATACACTCCACCATTCGCCATTGTCAAGCGATAAGTGTCTTTGTGACAGCGATAGCAACTGCCACTGTATCCATAGAATTCGTAATAGTCACCGTCTTGTTTAACTTCGGTAATACCTGAATTAATACGCCAACTATCACCATCGAGGTATCCTCCACTCCAGCCGGCGAGAACCTTGTAGATAGGGAATGCACCTTTGCCTGGCTTAATTTTTAGGACTACCCAATTATCAGGAATATATTCACTCATACTCATATCCTAAATGTTCACCTGGAGCAAAATGATACCCCATTGCTTTCATAAAAGTTTCTAACACTCCAACCATATCATCACGACTCAAATCTTTTTCCATTACATCAATCGTTATTCGTGTATTGACTGAACTTTCATATTCGTATGGATTGCATATCAGTGTAATATACGGTTTATCTGTTGCTAATTTTACATCAACCATTATTTACCTTTACTCTATTTGGTAGGACTGAGTGGAGTTGAACCACTGACCTTCCGCTTATAAGACGGATGCTCTAACCATTGAGCTACAGTCCCATATTTGGTGCCTCGGGCCGGACTCGAACCGGCACACCCAAACGGGCGAGAGATTTTAAGTCTCTTGTGTCTACCAATTTCACCACCGAGGCGTGGCGCGCCCTGGAGGATTCGAACCTCCGACCTACGGTTTAGAAGACCGTTGCTCTAATCCACTGAGCTAAGAGCGCATTAAACTATAATTTGTATTCTGCTACTAGATTATCAATGTAGCTATTAAAGGTTCTTTTGTCCTTGTGTTGATTTATCCATGTTGGATTATGCCGTTTGTTGTTGAAATAATCCTCATACCATATTGGTTCTATATTGTTCTTTTCTAAAAACAATGTGTATATTTTACACGTTACTGCCATCTTTGTCAAGTCTTCTAATTTAAAATTGGTTAACTCACCGTTGCCAATTCTTAGCCAATAATCTAGTATACTTGATAAAATGTTCCTTTTGTTTTTTCGCAAAAGATAATAATCGCCATATGGCATTAATTGTAGAAAGTTATGATTACTTAGAATTATGTAATCCTTAGAATTTGTAATATATTCAACCATTTCATGTGAGCGTAGTGCTTGATAATGGCTGGGTCCTACTTCATGATGTGTAAATTTTATTTTTGCCCAAATAGAATATAGCTCTTCTAAATTCATTATGTCCAAATCGCCAACAAAACGTTTTCCGGTCTCTTCGGCCTTGTCCATACAAAATTTAGTTCCACCACATCGTGGCATAGATATTACAATCATAAAATAAGGGGGGAACTAGTCCCCCCTAACTCCTTAGTCTTCTGCTAATTTAGAAAAGTAGGAAAGTGTATCATCTTCATCTGTATCATCAGAAACAGCTGATACTTTTTGAGCTGAGACAACCTTCTCCATGAAGTGATCATCTTCAGCATCGTCTGTAAACTTAGACACTTGTTCTGCTGTACCGACTGTAGCGCCTGCTCCTAGAACCATGTTAAGTTTTTTCTTTAACTCATCATAAGACTTAAAGTTTTTAGGATCAACAATCTCTTGTAAAGAATGCTGTTTGTTCCAAATTGCTTCAATAGCCTCATCTGAATCAGCGATCGCTGTAGGTGCATCAAACTCAGACTTGTCATAGTTTCTGTAACCTTCAACCTGACGAATCTTAAGTTTAAAGTTAGCGCCTTCCCAAAAATCAAATGGGTTCATAGGTGCTTCGTCTTCAAACTGCGGTTGCATAACATCTTTAATTTTGTCAAAGATCTTTTTACCGAATTTAAAGAGAAATACCTTGCCATTGTTTTCAGGATTGCCTGAATCTTGAACAACAAGAATATTGGCATAGTAAGCTAGTCTACGCTTTTGCTTACGTGCAACTTCCTTGTTTGCCTCTACACCACTGTTCCACAATTCACTGTTCAATTCAGAAACAGGATCATTCTGGTTCAATGTAGTGAGAGAGTTCTCGATGTACCACTTTCCTGTAGGTCCTTGGAATCCATGATTCCATAAACGTACCCACGGAAACTCTTCACCCTGGGAGGGAGGAAGGAACCTAATAACAGCATAGCCGTTTCCTGCTTTGTCTACTGTTGGTTTCCATTCCCTGTCATCACCAGAATTGCTCTGGCTAGGGTTTGCGATTTTTTCGACCTCGTTCATTAACTTGTCGAAACCGCCACGTGATTTACGTAGCTCAGATAGTGAATTAAAAGCCATATATTTTCTCCTTGTATAACGTTGTATAGCGTTGTATTTTAATTGTATTTATGCTTATGTTCTTCATAGTAAAGTTCATCAGCAAACTCATCATATAGTTCATCGGTTAAATCATCAACCGACTCTATATTATTTATAAGACCACGGTACTTATCAAATTTAGATTTTACCGTTTTTCCTACTTTTTTAATACGCCTCTCTTCTTCAGTTTGGCGTCGTGATTTGGACATTCCCATACACCTGTTTCAATCTATGCTTATGTGTTTCAAAAACACGTTCTTTATCAAATTTAACAAAGGGCCTATATTTAGAAACGAGTAAGCATATATCTTGTAAAACAAAGTCATCCTTATATTGAGATATAAATGGTAAAAGTTTTTCAAGAACTACTAGCGTCTCTAATTCGATTTCACCACCCATGAACATCTTTAAAATAAGCGGGTGCCCATCATCATATATTGCAGAATTTATATTGTCTTTTTCCATGCGGAATAGGACTTTATCTAAGTCTGCAGAAACATTATATAACAATCTTTCCTGTTTTGTCAACCATCTTTTGTACCGTTCTGAGGACTCTGCATCAAACATTCCTCCCCAACGGTCACCACTAACAAAGTTAGCAACAAGAAGATCTATAATTTCACTTCTTTTGTAATCTCGTGCTAGTTTTCTAATTGACGTTAAGTCCTTTCTTTTTAAGAAAGTTTCTTTTTTGCCTCTTACAGCACCTTTATGTTTTTGTATATCATAGCCTTCAGTTGTAAAGTGAAGTTTTAGAGCTAGATATAACTTGTAAACATCGAAGGGATCCATTTTAAATAGGTAGTTGATTTTCCTTTTCCTTTAGCATATTAAGGCTTTGAGCTTCTGCTTTAACCTTTTCTTTTAACGAACTGCTAAGAAGTTTATTTACACTTTCAACTTCAATCTCATTACGTTCACAATAGTCAAGTATCACATCCATACAAGTAAGTCCTGTTTGGTATGATTTCTTTTCAATGAATTGTGAAAATTCTGTAGATGTTTTGAATTCCTTTGTAATAAGAAAAACATCTGATATTCTTGTTTCTTTCAAATCTTCTTTTTTATTGTTCACGATTAGCGTGATCAATTGGGTTCTCCTTGATCCAATGTCTTATATAGGCATGTACATCTGTTGGGCATTCTATATAAGGGGTTTCACAAAAAGTTCTTTGAGCCTCGCCAGGTCTATCAAAAGCATTTATAACAGTACAAGGAAAACATTCTGCAATAGAATTGATAGTAACAGGATACCCCTTGCCTAGATGTACTTCCTGAAGATCTCTCTCGTCTACTAACAATTGCATGAGACCTTGAACAACATCAAAGACATGTGTAAAGTCTCTTTCTTTTTTTCCTGTACCATATACCGTTAATGGATTTCCTGCTAAGTAATCCATTTTAAACTTTCTTACGACTGTGCTATATTCACCGTAGTCTGCTTCTCTAGGTCCATATACATTGTAAAAGAATAGCTTTGTATAAACTAAACCGTATGTTTCCTTATACAATTCTAATAAATCCTCACAAACAGACTTGCTCCAAGTATATGGATTTTTAGATTCCTTATACTTTGTGCTAGATGAAGTCGCAAAGAACAACCTACAATTCATAACCCTAGCCCAATCAGATACGACTGCTGTTGTTACAACATTATTAGCAATTGTTTCTGTTGGATAGTCTAACGAACGTCTAACCCTCGGACTATTTGCCATATGAAATATAGCAGTTGGTGGTTGTACATTAGACACATAAGGATTGAATTTAACTACATCGCAGAAGTGATATTTAACATTAGGATGATTTATAACCGTCCTTCCGCTTCTTTGATCGTCAATAACTGTAACAACAAAGCCTTCATAAAGAAGTCTTTCCACTAAATGGGATCCTATAAATCCACACCCGCCGGTTACAATGACGTTGGGTACTTCTGAGTAGTTCATGTTGATATTATAATACCTATTGGAGTATTAGTCAAACGTTTTATAAAAAATATGGTTGCCTACCTTTCCCGTTGTCTGCATATAATTAGCCCACCTAGGATTAGAATAATCGGCGTGGTAATGAGTTGCTTCATGTGCTATTGGTTCTTGTAATTTGCCATGAATTAAGAGTTCAGCCAACATAAAGCAATGCTCCCATGTTTTCATATCAAGTATTTTTTCTGGCTTGCCGTCGCAATACCAACTAAATTGGCATCTATTCCTAGCTGGAACGGGATTCCCTGTTTTCCAACTTGGTTTATATTCTGCCTGGTAAACGACACCACAAACTGTATTAGGATAGTTACTAGATCTAACTCTATTCATTGTAACCTGTCCTACTGCAATCTTTCCTCTTAGGGATTGATTTCTTGCCTCAAAATAAATGTTTCTTGCCAAACATTCTATTTCATTATAGTTTACACTTGTAACCTGTGCCGAACTAGAACATGGCGCTGCTACTATTAGAATTAAAAATGATAAAAAATACTTCATTTTTTTCTCCTTTCTAGAAAGAGGCCCGTTATGGTGGAGCCTATACCATTACTACTTACTTAGACGAAACAAATCTATTAATATCATTTGCCATAACTTCAATTTCTTTGAAGCTAGGAAAAGCAGGCATAGATGGAAAATCTGGACTAAGCCCCGAATCTACATCTGCATGATATTTGGATATTAGATTATCTCGTTCCATGTGATACTGTTCAGTTAGCAAAGATTTTGCTTCAGTAAACATAGAAAATCTAAGTTCGAATGGATTTGACATAATAACCTCCTGTGTGTATGTGTGTGTCAAATTGGGCCCGTTTGATAACAAGGTGGAACCCTTACCCCGTCTAGCTTAAGCAGCTAGAGAAAATACCTCATCGTTGGCATTTATTGTGTTTCATTACGGTTACGGTCGCTTGCACACCGATCCTCCACTTTCCTACTGAGCACTTGTCGAACCTGTTCACCCCCATCAGATATGCACTTACCACAATTTGTTCCAATTAAGTGATACTTTTCTGTATCACCCTCTCTTACATTGTTACAAATACACAAATACATATCTGGTGGAGGTGGTGGGAATCGCACCCACGTCCAAATACCTTTTCAGTCCGTTTCATCAGATTAGTTATTTATAACTTCAGTCTCATAACTGTCTCTAGCGTTGAGCAATTTTTCTACATAGTTATCACGTTTTTCAACATGCACTATTGGCTCTTCGCCTTCAACAGCCATAAGAATGACTGATTGAGAAACAGGTATTCCTGTTCTTTCCTCAAACATTATAGCATAGGCAGAGCATTGAATAAAATAATTTTCGCACTGACTTCTGCTTTTTGGTTTCATTGACGTTTTAAAGTCAATTACAGATAGTTTACCATTATATTCTGCAATACAGTCAACCTGTCCTGCAAGACGTAAATGATCACTATACATTTTTGCCTCGATTGCTCTGATATTATCAATATCATCTAACAAAGGGCGAAACTTACGAAACATTTCCTTATCAATATAATTGAGGTTTGTATCCTCAGTCAATTCATTATTAAGAATGTCTTCGCAAAGTTTGTGAATCTTTGTACCACGAGTTGTGGCACGTCTACTAATTTTATCTGCTTCTTTTTCGCCTATTCTTTTACGCCAAGCTTGAATGTATGGCTTAGACTTATGAGATAAAATAGTTGTAACAGATGGATATTGAGTCCCGGACGGAGTAACATATCTCCGCCCGTTCTCAGTATTAACCTGTTTAAGTTGTGGTATCTCTACCAAATTATGTGTAAACAATTAAATAAAACTCCCGTCTCTTGGAGTTCCTGCCATAACACCTGAACAGTAACCAGGTCCGTATTGTAGCCTACTGTTCATTTCATAACCTTCGAACAAGTTACCTCTAGCTTTGTTAAGAGCTGGACCTGCCCAACTCTGAGCTAAAAGTACATCGCCTTCTTTGAACTTCTCATGGGCTAAGTTAATAAAACCCCAAACAGATCTGGAACCACCTCGGTCCTCTCTGATGATTTTAATAAACTTTCTACCAGCCTTGTAAGTACAATTAAAGCCAGTTAAGGTAGGATATGATTCGTTATGTTGTGCTACGATATCATCACAAAGTTTCTGTACAGCTAATTCTAGTTTGTTTTCCATTTTTAAGTCCTCACTTTTATTTTTCATACTACTATTATAGCACTAAATCTATCATTTGTCAAGCATTTTTTTGACTTTTTTTGACTTTTTTTTCGTTATATAATCAATAACTTAGGACTTACCGTAGTCTCCCTCGCCAAATATACTGTTCATGAGGGTCTTTTTCTGCTCATTTACACCGCACAAATTCCAACAAATAGCACATTTTTTCTCTTGCCAAGAGTCTTCAAACCACTGGAAAGGTTTGCTTTCTAGGATCTCTTTGAGGGGTCTTTTGTGTAAAGACAGCTCATGCTTGTCCATGTAATGTTTGATTTGAACTTTTAGGATCTGTGAGGACTTAAATCCTATTCTTGTAAAAGCTCCTATGTGGCAACATGGGTGTACATCTCCCCAGGCACTGATTCGTATTTCCTGATTTCCACTTCTTGCAGAAAAACATTTAATCTCTCCTGGCTCATCCTTATATCTAGTTTCATATTGTTCCTTCATATTCTCGTAATTCAGATCTTCTGCCATACCTATGAATACAATAGGACGTTCAGTAAAGGTTACTGATGTTGGAGCGGGCTCTACTTCATAAAGTGTATTACCTTCCTTATCCTTAGCAATTAAATTTCCTTCTCCGCCCATGCCATTAGCATTTTTGGCATAGAACTTTGTAAAGCCAAGTTCGTCAGCTAATTTTTTAGCTTCTTCTACTTGATGTACATTGTATCCAAAGATTAAAAAATCCCATAAAGCACTAGCGCCGGTATCTAAATAAGCCTTAACATTTTCCATCACCTTATCCCACTTTACCTTTCTTCGATATAAGTGATTGGTGTCTTCTAATCCGTCTATGGAAAATGTAACAGTACGTCTAGAATCTTTTTTCATTACATTGCCAAGTTTTGTCCAAAAATCAGTATTTTTCATTCCACCGTTGGTACATAAATTTACAACCATTGTTGGATTGGCTTCAAAGATATATTCTAGTATTTCTATAATTTCTGGGTTTGTCATAGGGTCTCCGTAATCCCCAGAAAATGTTATGTGATTGATCTTTGAAAGAAATTCTATAGATAGCCAATTTTTAAAGTCTTCTGCTTTAATATAGGTTAGTGTTATATTAGGATTTAAATTTGGAGAACCTCGATCCTCAAATCTAGCACAAAAAAGACATTCGGCATTACAGAGACTAGATGCTTCAATGTTCAAAGACGTTATTTTATCATATTCCCACATTATACTTCCATTATACTTTTGGTTTCGTTGATGACCTTGCCGTTGAATTCTTCATCCAATTCAAATAAAACTTTAGCAACATGTTTGGCATAATTCTCATGTAAAGTAACACGATGTGGCTCGTAACCAACATGTATGCCTTCCGAATGTTTCGCAAAAGAAAACATAAGGTGCATTATAGTAGATTTATAGCTAGCATACCCTGCCATTTCACTACCACCAAACGATTCCCTATTTTTTATTCTTGTAAAGGGAGAGGTCACCCAAATAGTTTTATTAGATTTTATTTCACGTGATATACGATACGGCAAGTAGCAATTTATTGACAGTCCTGTTGTCCATTCTTGTTCTAAAGCAATAAAGGCATCGAAGGCTCCTTGATTAGGTCCTCCCCAACAGTTTTGATTATAATAAACTAAATCGTATTCACTATCAAGCTCTTGTAACAATTCCTCAATACAAATATCCTGCCAATTGACTTTAATTATCTTAGCTTGTATATCTGGATCAGAACTTGTAACAATGTGCAGTTCATTGTAATATTCTTTTAGGGCGTGGGCTAAGTACAATCCAGACTTAGACCCACACCCAAGAAGCAATGCTTTCATATTTTACCCATCCTAAAAAAATAATTATATACTCTTTTTATTTATATGTCAAGTCTCATGAGCATCTTCGTATGCCATTCTTGCTTCAATATATTCTCTAACCATATCAGATCTCACAATGTCCTCAGGTGTAAATTCTAATAGATTAAAGGACGGCATATTCTCTGCAATTTGAATAAACTTCTTTAGTCCAGACATATCGTTTCTTTTGTATAAGTCTGTCTGCCTAAAATCACCGCAAAAGATAATCTTAGAATTGTGTCCTAGCCTAGTCATTATAGAGTTGATTTCCATGTCATTCATATTCTGACATTCGTCAACAATAATAATGGCATTGTCTAATGTAATACCTCTAACAAAAGATGTACACATAAACTCTAAATGCTTTTGCTCTAACAATCTTTGATAAGGTTTTTCTTTTTGAGGAAAAAAGTCCTTACACATTTGTTGATATGGCAATGTGTATACTTCTGTTTTTTCCTCTTGATCACCAGGTAAGTGCCCAATCTCTCTAGAAGGTACTGCGGATCTAACAATGACTACTTTATTGTTAGATGTACCTTTCATCAAGACTTGTTCTAATGCTCGGTACAAGGCAATAAATGTTTTACCTGTTCCTGCGCAGCCGTGTAATAAAAAAGCGTCTTGATGTTTGTATAATGAGAAAAATTGTCCTTGCGTTTCAGTCATTGCATCGAATGTTGCCATGTCATCAATTTTCATCTTACAATGATTGTTGACAGGGGGTTCTCTTCTTATATCATTATTAGGAACGACTGAAAGTGGTTTTCTTTTCGGCATCTGGATCTCCGTCTAGGTTATGAAAGAAAGGCGACAAAGCACTAGACTATGTCGCCTCAGTTTACGTTGTTGTTATAAGAGTTGTTTATAACTCTTTCCTTTACTCTGAAGAATTGCCTAATTTCTTCTTAAGTTTATTAGTTACTTCTCTCACTTTCGCAGACTTGGCATCCTTTTTACCCCAAGTATTAGCTAGGTCGCTGGTTGGGTTAGCTTCGGCTACCTTTGATAAAACATCCTTAAAACCCGATGGTGGCTTTGTACGATCTCCTGTTGCTTGTACGAGACCGGGGGCCTTTAATATAATAGACTCCATATTAGGATTGTCTACTAAAAATTGTTCTTTGTCTTTCCAGCTCATCCAATGTTCTTCGACTTCGCCGGTTTCGTTATTAATAAAATTATATATTGGCATTAACCTGTCTTCTCGTCATATATTTCTTCAATATTTTCTAAAATTGTTTTTAAAAGTTCTAAGGCTGTATGAGATAACAATCTTGTATGCCTTAATTTTTGTAAGCACTGTTTTATATAGTTAGGTTCAACACCCTTCAGTGTTTGTCTTGTGTACCTAAGTTCTCTAAATCCAAACATGTTGAGAGCAAGTAAAGCTAAGTCTATTTGTTCCTCAGTATAGAAAGACATCCGATACCCGATAATCTTTTTCGGAATCTCTTTTGCCCGTACCGGTTTAAACTTTAATACTTGTCCCATAAAATTATTTATTTCTTTCAAAAATTGTAAAATGCTTATAAATATATTTGAAAAATAATTTTAAAAAACTTTTACTTTGTAATGTTTCTCAAATTCTATAGCATCAGCTTTAGTGTTTACAATAGGTTGTCCTTTGATATTCAAACTTGTATTCAACAACATAGGACATCTTGTTTTAGTTTTCCACTTTGTTAATAACTTATAAAGCCCTGGATTCTCATCCTTTGTAACTGTTTGAACTCTGCTAGTTCCGTCTTGATGAACAATAGCAGGATACTTTTTAGGTCTCTTTGCAGTTACAATATATTGCATATATGGAGACTTAAATCCTTCCTCAACATTAAATTCTTTGTGAACATCTTCAAGTCTAATAACAGGAGCAAAGGGTCTATACTCTTGTCTGTTTTTAATCTTGTTTACTTTATCTTTCATTTCCATGCCTCTAGGATCAGCGAGCAGAGAGCGATTGCCCAAAGCACGAGGCCCAAATTCAGCACGGCCGTTTGCCACCCCGCAGATCCCAGTGGTAACCAATTCTTCCAAAACTTCACTTACAGGATATTCCCCCTCAATGTTGTAACCTAGATAAGGACCTTGCCAATTTATTTTTTCTCCTTTGTTTGCTAGTATAGCACCCAAAGATGAACCAGCATCACCTGGGTTAGGCATAATCCAACTTTCATCAAAATATTGTGATATCAATCTGTTGGCCAAACAATTTAAAGCACACCCTCCCATTACAACAATGTTTTTCTCGCCTGTTATTTTCTTTGTTTCTTTTAATAACGCTGTAAATTTAAATTCATAAAATTTTTGTACAGAAGCGGCAATGTCAAAATATTCTTGTTCTGTATATAACTCAGCACGCCAAGGCCTAATGCCCCTATGAAAATTTAATCCAGAATTCCAAAGATATTCAACGTCTTTATAATACTTATTAGGGTCTCCGTAAGCAGCCATACCCATTAAAATATATTCGTCTTCGTTTGCCTTTAGCCCTACCCTATCAGTAAATGCAGAATACATCAATCCCAATGACTTTGGGTAATACCAACGTTTTTTACATTTCATTTTATTGCCGTTGGCTTGCCATATAGAAGTGGTTGTAAATTCTCCTATAGCATCTATTACTAATATTGCTGCTTTATCAAATTTAGAAGTATAGTAGCCTGCCGCTGCGTGGGATTTGTGATGATCACCCCATTCAATTTTTGTTTTTGTAATGCCATATTGTTTCATGTAAACTGCAGGATTTAACCATCTGTTTTTCTGTCCAGCATAAACTTTTCTTAAAAACTTCCAACTAGGATCTTCGTACCAATGTATTTTATCAGGATACCCAAACTTTAGTGCATCCTTTACAATAACATTATTTAAATCTTTATCGTTTTTAACTCTACTGTATCTTTCCGAATGAGATGCAAATACGATCTCATCGTCCTTAACTACTGTAAGAGAACCGTCATGCGTGCCTGCTGCTACGCCCCATTCTATCATTGATATTTTCTCCATAAATCAGTGAACTCTGGAAACACCTCTAAAAAATCTGTGTCTCTTCTTTGATCATGCTGTGTAAAAAATCTAACTAAGTTTTTTCTAGCAACAACAGCATCTTCTTGAGAAATATTATTTTCTCTCATCCACTCTAAGTTTCTTTTAACCTTTGCAATTTCAAAATCATAAAATCCTGCAAAGTTATCCACATTAGAATTTTCCTCCATAAACTTAATAGCTTCTTCTAAATATATCTCAAACTCTTGTGGTAGAGTATTAATACATTGCCAAGAAGGGTTTCTCAATAGAGGAACATCAAACCATATTCTTTGTCTGGGGTGTATTTCATAATCTGGATGTGTATTGTATTGATCATAGATAGGAATATATTTAACTCCCTGGTTTTCTCGACTATATGCCGTTCTTAATTCTAAAATATACTCCAAAAATTCTTTAAAGCTAGTTAAACTGAGGCTATTAAAAGTATTAATAAAGGTTAAAGTTGTATTGCATGTCTCTGACATTACTCTTTCAACGTTGTCCTGTAATAGATTATAATCCATACCATTTCTAATATACTCTGCTTGTTTGCCGGCTCCATCTAAACTAACAAACACTGCAAAGTTTTTAACAGCCATGTTCACATACCAATTATTACCTGAACCTGGGTTCCAACGTTCACTTTTCCAAATTTGTATCTCTTCTAGCTTTCTAAGTTTTTCAATAAACTTGTCCATCAATTTATCTTTAGGAGGACACATGTTGCTTGTAACACTAACTTCTAACCAAGCATTAGGATTTTCATAAATGTAATCTAATACCTTAAAAGTATTGGAGTCCATTAATGGTTCTCCCCCGGTCATTCTAAAAACTTCTAGTGTCTTATAAAGCTCGGGCCACCATTTCCAAAAAGCCTGAATATATGGATTGTCATCCTGTGCCTCTTTAATAGGCATTAAATCTATTAAGTGAGAAGTGTCATTATGTTTTGTTGGCTGTCCTTTATCATCTAAAACATGATAAGGCCCGTGTTGTTTTATTTCTTTTTCCCACGTATTGGATAAATGTGGAGAACAATACGAACATTTAAAGTTACATGCTTGATTAAAATTAACCTCAACATAACGAGGATTGATGTCATCAACATTCAATGCTTGTATAATATCCTTCCTAGCATTTTGTGCCCAATACTCACCACTTCTATAGATTCTATCGCTTCTTCCGCCAACGTCCTCAATCTTCCAACAATATGAACAACCCTCAGGACGCTTTCCTTCAAGCATCATCTTACGTTCTTCTTTTTTCTGTTTTGTGTTGTGAAGTGCTGACGGATTGTCTTGTATTTCTTTAACGTCTATTGCGTGTGTAGGTGGGTGATAGCAGCTATGTGTTCTGCCATTTGTTAAATGCAAGGAAACTTGTGCCCATTTAGCATAGCACATAGTTTTAGAAATGTTTCGCAGTTGTCTCTCAGCTACATCTGCAGAGACATCATAATCACTCATAATTTACTCGTATATAAAAGGATCTCTTTTTCTTAATTCTTCAATTCGCTTTCTAATTGCTTCTTGTTCAGCATCAAGAGTTTCACCCTCTTCACCAACTCCAGGATTGCCGTCAGAATTTAATTCTGTCATATCCTTTTGTTTGTCTTTATAGTTGTTTTCTTTATTCATTATAACTCCTTTTTATTCATTTGTCAAGAAATTAGCGTACTGTTACGCTATGAACATACTGATATTTATATACTGCCAATAAGTCTGGTTTGTGATTTAGTTTTCCCAATCCTAAGTGTCCTATAGCCAAACGTTTATCATCTATATCATAAGGCAATTTATCTTGTATTTGCTTACAATAATTTTTGACTTTATTTGTTAATGCCTCCCTTCTCCAAGGCTTTCCATCTCTTCCCAACCAACAAAGCAATGTGTTCTTAAGTAGACTTGTGGGTTTGATATGTTCCTTAGGCACATCTAAATCTTGATCATAATATATTTCTAATAAATGTTTTCCTATATGAGGATAGTTCATATAAAGATGATCTTTCATGTATATTGGATTGAACATTTTATAATCTTCATCTTGTAAAGGTTCGCCGTCATCATTTTTTGCAGCTAACAAAAACCAAGGATCTTTAACCTTACCTCTTTCAAAATCTTCTAAATGGTGTAAGTAATAATTAAAAGAACTTAACTGTTCCCTTAATTCTCCTTGAGCTGTTTTCATCATATCCGGAAAATTAACATGTAATGTATTTAGATCATCTGCATCTTTAAAAACCTCAGGACAAAGTTCTTTTATTTTATCAACACAAGAATACATATTACTTTCTATTTGTTCTTTTGTTTCACCTAAATTATGGAATTGTTCTCTACTTACAAACTCCTGATCAAATGTCTTAAATCTTTGCCATATTCTTTCTGCCACACGATTATCAAACATATTATAAGATAATGTGTACTCTGCATTTTTTCCTAGATGTACATCTAATATCATAACAAAGGTGATAACTTCATAGCCAAAGCTTTGGCTGTATGTTCCATAGTTTTTGTTCCAGGATGTTGGCAATCTCTAGCCTTTGCCCATTTATCATGTTCTTCAGATAACCAAGGAACAAAAGTTGATCTTGTAGCGTGGGCTGATTCCTGAAACCAACTCCATTGAAACTCAGGTATATCACCACACATAACTTTAGCAAATTTTCCCCATTGATTAGCCTTTCCAATCTCATTGTATGGATCTAAAAATAAAGTTAAGTATTGTTCTGTTCTATTAATACCGTTTGAAGAAACATTGCTCCTAGCTGGGTATTCTGCTATATCCCAAGGTCCAACGTTATAGTGCATTCCTTTCTGATAATAGATTGCTCTATCTGTTGTTGTCCAGCCAATACAAATTGCTTTTGGTTTTTTAAAGTAGGTTAATAAGTTTGCTAAGATCAAACAAATTAGTTCGTTAGAACCACCAGGTACACCTAAGTTAATTACAGGGTGCCCTAGCTCCTTGGATAGAAACTTGTCAAGTGTTTCACTATCATCTATCCCAACACCATATACACAAGAACATCCTAGTAATACTATGGAGTTCCCCCAATCTACATCTTTCCAGTCAGGGGCTCTAAAACCGCTTGAATTTAAAATATAATTAACTTTTTCTTCTCTATACTTCCAGTCTTCAGGTGCATCTTTTAATCTTGTTTCAAAATCCTCTTCAGTATCACCAACACACCATTCAAAAGAATCTCTTGTTATTGACTGATTGAATGTTAGGGGAAAATCTTTTTCCAATAATATAGATCCCGGAAAAGGACGTTTAATATAATAACTTTTATTATCTCCAACTTCTCCCCTCTTTTTATTGGGGATAATATCTAATAAATCATTAAAACTATGTGGGTTATATTCTTTGTTCATTTCTTAATTTCTCATAAATTGCTTTTGCGAATACGCGGTGTCCTTCTACGCCAGGATGCGAGCAGGGTGTTATATATCCTTTAGGCGAACCTTTACCGTTTAGTCCCCAATAACCTAATAAAGGTAAGCCCTCAGTTGCTTCAACATATTCTATAAATGTGTGATGTCCCCCAGGTCTAAAGTGTGCTTCCCAAGGGAACATATCAACCATTTCTTGTTCAATATACCATTTTGATAACCAAACACCTCTATCGTATGCTCTATCATATGCAGGAGTCATTATAAAATGATGTTTTTTAATATTCTTCATCCAAGACATAAGGTAATGTATATTATATATTTGTTCTTGGATAACCATTCTTGGACTGTAAAGATACTCCGCATAACTATCCCACAGTGGTTTTCTAGGATCTTCTTCAGGTTGAGCATCCTTATGGGGCCACATTGTAGTATGGGTAAAGTGTCCTGTATCTGGCAAGTCTTTTCTAGCAAAATCAAATCGATCCATTCCTGCAGGAGTGTATATGACAATAACCTCATCTATAAGATCTAATCTAAGATCAGGATAGTGCCAAAGATTATTAATACTTGCTCTATTACCATTACCCCTCATACCAAAATTGATGTGAGTCCATCCATCCAAAAATTCTCTACATAAAATTCCACTGTAGTTGTTTTGTCTTTCTATTGGAGCCATGTTAATAAAGACATTGTCTTTAGAAGGACCATATGGACAAAGTTCTGCCCCATACTTATCTGCGATTTCCTTTTTGTGCTCATAAGGCATATCGTTCCAGGAAACCATAGTAAAGTCTTGTTGAGGTGGTGCATAGTTTTGATATATTTCAAAGGGCACGGCGCCTTGTCCCTCTGCAAAGGAGCAACCAAAACAAATAACAGCTCGTCTTGTTTTTTTAAGACTTTCGTTAATTGCGGGAATCTCTTCTTTAAACATTAAAATATTCCTTATAATATTGTATTAAAGTTTCCATAGATTTAGGAACATAATCCTCAGAATTTTTTCTTAAAACCTCTCTATTATGTTCTAATATAGGCGTCAAAGATCTAAACCATGACATTTTGTCTTCAATGGCATCTATGCGTTTTATCTCTTTTATAATAGCTTCCATTCTAGCCCATGTAGAAAGTTTGTCGTAACTTTCATCAATAAAACCTTCAAATGTTTTATAGCCAAAGTCTTTTAAATAATGTAGCGAGTTTTTATTTCCTAATATAATAAAAGGATGAAACTCTGCAATAGACTTAAATGTTTTTTCACTTAAAAAGCATGTATTGTCATGATCAGAAAAAGATGCCTCACTAACAACACTAACAAAGGTGTCTTTTATTGTTTGATCATTAAATCTTGTAATATAATACCCATCATCTTTTTCGTTATTTGGAGTATTATAAGCCAACAACGGCAGATCCTTATTTAATAATTCAGATTCATCATGCGGAATAAACCTATCTTCCATATGTGTAAAATTAGGATCCCAGGAGTTCATACTACAAACTCCTTTGTCAAGTAAGTTGGCGTCTCTTAAATATTTGTAAAACCAAATTCTATGTGCCCTTGTTCTTTTTTGTAGTGCATTAAATGTTTTTAATTTTTCTAAATTATTTCTTTTATATTCCAACTGATCCAATAACGTTGGTAAAGGACGCCCTTGATGTCTCAATCTATTTACAGCACCCACATGTATCATATTTTCAAAGTGAGTATGTGGAATGACTTTTAATCTTTCTTTAATACCTAAAGAGTTTGCCCAAATTTGATATTGTTCATCAGCTAAACAATTTCCTGTTACATAGATAATTGCTCGTGGGGAAACATTATTCGCCTCACAATCATTATGAAACCAACTCCAAAGCCATTCTGTTTGATATCCCTCATGGCTTTGATCCAATAACAACAAAGCCTTTCCTTCCCTCAAATCTTTAAGGTATTTTTTATTTAAAAGGGACAGTGGTGTTTTTCTATTTGGAAAGTTTTCGTTCTTTGCTAGTCCTTTGTTGTCTTCTCCACACCAATCTATAGGACTATGATTTACTGCTGTTGAAATAATATAATTTGTATCGTTATCATTTTCGTTTTGATAGTGATACACTTCCCATTTCTTTTGCTCCCACTTCTCACCCATATTACGTTTAACACCTTCTCTCTCACCGGATAGATTGTGATTGCGGTGCATCATAAGAGTTGTTGTAATTGGACACGGTGTAAAGCGATTTAATCCTGATGTATTTTTATCAGGATAATCTATAAAGTTTTCAAAGTCTGGTTCTATTTTCTCAAATGCAAACTTCATTACATTAATCCATCTTTCCAAGTTTTGGGAGTTTTTTCATTTATAATCTCTACAGGCAAATTATAATTAAAGGGTTTTGGTCCTCGTAATTTTATATATTCTACAGTAGATTTAATCATCATAAGTAAATCAGAATTGGGGGTGTAGTTTAAAAGTTTTTTTGCCTTTTCTGCAGAACAAGTTGCGTGTTTAACTTCTTGTGGTCTGCCTTCCATATATATTGGAGCCTCATTACACCTAGTAATTGAGGAAATCATTTCTGCTAATGTATTAATTGTTACTTCGCCTGAGTCAGGCCCAATATTAATTACCTCACCATTAATATCTTTTCTATAAATCATTTGTTCTAAACAGTCAACACAATCATCTACGTAGGAAAAGCATCTTGTTTGTTCCCCGTCTCCGTAAATAATAGCAGGCTTGCCCATTAGGTTTCTATTAATCATTATGCTCATAACATTTCTAAAAGGATCGTCATATCTTTGTCTGGGTCCTACAATATTATGCGGGACAGCTATAACATAATCCATTCCATGAACTTTAGATAATATTCTTAGGGTATCTTCGGCAGCTACTTTAGCAATAGCATAAGGATCAACAGGCTGAGGCGTCATGTCCTCTGTAAAGGGTGCTTCTTGATCGCCATATCTTGCCATTGAACTACAAAAAATAAATTTCTTAACTCCCCTTGCTATGGCAGCACTCATTGTTGTAACACTGGCATCATAAATGTTTTTAGTAATAAATGAAGGTGAAAAAACAGACAGTCCTTCGTGTGCAGTGGCGGCTGTATGTATTACAACATCAACTCCCTCAAGAATTCTATACATTCCTTCATAATCACAACAATCAACCTTATAACGACTTACTCCTTCAGGTATATTATCAACATACCCGCCTAACAAGTTATCGTTTCCAATAATTGTGTGATTTGTATTCTTTACAAGTCTTTCGCCTAAATGACTTCCTAAAAAACCCGCGATGCCTGTAATTAAAATTTTCATAATTGATGTTCCTGAGCAAGAGCTCTTGCAAATAGTGTATGTCCTAAACGAGTGGGATGACCTCTTTCGTGAAAATATTTTTCTAAATTTTGATGTTGAACTTTTTTGTTAATAAGATCAAAGGTGGTAATTTCCTCTTCAAGTAACAAAAGCTCTTTCACACACCAGTCAAACATATTAGAATGACCACCAACAGTAATTATATCTGTCCATTGAATTGATGTATATAGGTGATTATCAAAATAAAGAAATTTTTCCTGTTTATACTCGTTTGTAAAAGAGGGAAAAATCTTATAATTCAATATCCCGTTCGCATGACAAAATTGTTTAAGTAATTTATAAGACAGTAAAAAGTTTGTATTCTCAGATCTTTGAGAACTTATCTTAGCCCAGATTTTACATAGTTCTTGATGTTCTTCTCCGTGAACATTGGGGGGTTCTGAATTAGGAAAAATGGTTAAAAATTCATTAAAAGTTTTTTTCGGTTTAGGAACCCATTTAGGATTTAAATAGTCTACCCTGGATAAAGCTGTTGGCATCCAAATTAAATACTTTTCTTGATAATCACTCAATCCTAAGTCGTACATGAATAAATTCAAAACAGAACCAAGATTGCCAACTCCCTCTGTACCTAGGTTAATATAATCTGCATTACAAATGTTAGCATATTGAGCTAGAAAAGATGCTTCTTCACCCCCGGCTTCTGCACCCTGTATAAAAGAATCACCTATTCCTATAATAAGTCTATCCGACATTGACTACCTCTATTCTAGTATTGTTTTCTTCTTCCGCTAAGTGTTTACATAGATTCCAAAATGATTCCATATCTGGAAATGTTTCTAAAAAGTTTGTATCCCTTCTTCTATCTATTTCTGTAAACCATTTATAAAAATCTATTCTTCCTTGTTTTACTTTTTCATCATCATACTGAACTTCGGCAAAATAATCTCTAACACGTCTAAATCTTTCATATTCTATATCACTAAATTTTTTAGTGTCCGAGTCGTCTCTATTATCATCAATAAACTTTAAGATGTTGTCAAAGTGAGGCAAATATTCTTCTTTAGGAAGAATGTGCATATCATATTGTAAAGGCTCTTTTAAATAAGGAGTATCAAACCTTATTTTTCGATCTTGTGGATTTCTAGGATCCAATACAGGAATTACATCATCATAAAGTTCACGCCAATCTAAAATCTTTTGTAAATACTCTGTAAAAGAAGTTACTGACAAGATATTGAATGTACACATGTGCGTAATATGGGACTTAACTCCTCTAACATAAATGTCCTGATTCTTTTCCCACTTATTTACATCTAATCCTGTTCGCAAATACTCAGCACGTTTACCCCAAGTATCCATGCTTGTAAACATCTTAAACTTTCTAATTTTTTTACTGTCTAAAAGATCATTTATAATAGGCACTAGTTTTTCCACGTGCCTATGTGTCATACCGAGATTGCTATTAACATTAATTTCTAAATCAGGCTTAGGATTTTCTTTTAGATCATTAAATAACCGCCACGTGGATTTGTGTAACAGTGGCTCTCCGCCAGTAATACGCAAGATGTTTAATGTCTTGGACATCTCGGGCCACCATTCCCACCAAGCCTTAATAAAGGGATTATTGTCTTCATCTTTCAATGATGATAACAAAGAGCTCTGTTCAATGTAGTCTATATCTAAGGCATGGTTTTTAACCATGTTGTATGGACCAAACTTTTTAATTTCATTATAGAAGCTTGTGCTTACAGCAGGATGGCAGTAACCACATTTAAAGTTACATTCATTGTGAAATGCAACTTCTATATATTCTGGATTAACATTGTAATCCCACGGCATGCTTTTAATTTCTTCTATACGCTCAGGTGTAAAGATACTAGCATTACGAATTTTTCTATCGCTAATGTGTTGCTGTTCCCAAGGTGTTTCATCAGTATCTAAACTTTCAACGTTCCAACAATACTTACACCCATCTGGTTTTTCACCAACAAGCATCTCTGCTCTTTCTTTTTTCTTTGTGCTTGTATTATGCAGAGCTGCTGGGTTTACTTTGATTTCTTCTACAGAAATATCATGGGGTCGTGGGTGATAACAGCTATGCGTTTGCCCAGAGTACATGTATATTGAGGTGTGATGCCATTTAGCCAAACAAAAGGTTGGACTAATTTGTTCTTCTAGTTGTTTTGTAGTCTGACGAATTTGTTCTACATCAGACTCGTATTTCGTACCCATCTTTAATGCCTATAATCATGTATCTAGAGAAGTTTCCACAATCCAATTCACCAGAATACAATATGTTTTCATGCCCGCATTGTCCTTCAAACTCTTGTAAAGACGATGCTGTTCTGATGTGTTCACCTATTTCCAAATTGTTGCTTTGTACGACAAACCATGTACCCATAGGAACATTATCCCACCATCTGTAATACGACATTTGGTTAATGTGTTCACAAGAAGTATTTATTACTAGCTCAGGAGTGTCATTATAAACATACTTCATCATATCACATGTAACAGCATTAATTTTATCTTCTTTGGTTGTTATTCGCCTTACAACCTCTTCGCAATCTGGATCAATGTCTACAGTTGTAATATCGCCCAGAATTTGAAAGTTATCTTTTAGGAGAGTAGCTAGAACGCCGTACCATCCTCCGAATATATGAACGTTGTTGAATTTTCTGCAGTCGGAATACAGTCTTAGTTTTTCAATTAACCAACTTTTACTATCTAGTTGACTAGAATAAAAACAATCTGAAAATCTTTGGCTTAGATGATTTTGATATCTTACATAGTCCATATACAAGGACAGTCTCTCTTTTGTTATCTTCATAAGAAAAAGGATCTCAATAATGAGCCAAACAGCATAATACCGATAACACCGTTTAGCAGGACAAGTGCTCTATCTTTCCACATAAAGCCAACAACAAACCATCCCATTGCACCTGCCCAGCTTAAAAAGACGTCCCAAATATGTAATTCTGGAACACCCGAGCTTCTAAATGCAACGGCAAAAAGAACAGAAATGCTGGATAACCATTTAATATACCAGTCAATTGTTCCTTTGGGTGTTTGGCTTTTTTGTATTCGTTTGCTTTTTTCTAATTCTTGTTTAGAAAAATCATTAGGTGCCATTAATTATTCCACCTTTGTAATAGGCGTAATTGTGGAAGTGTCGTTATAATCTCCGTTATCCATATAATCTCGTCTATGGATTTCACGAACTAAGAACCCGTTCCTAACTTTAATAACGGTCATCTCTCTCATCAATACACCTTCCTGCAAGTCCTCACCGATTGAGTCTGCGAAAGGCCCCTCAGCAAATGGTACATTTCTTACAGTCATTTTTTTCTCCTTTTTAAAAAATTTATCTACGCATTCTTGCAATATCTTTTGCATGTTGATCATCTATAATTGGGACGGCATTGGATTTGTGCATTGTGGCAATACCCTTAATAAGAGTACCTGTATAACGCATAGGTTCTTTTTTAGAACCAACACCGCCATTTTTGTTAAATGTTCCATCCGCGACTTGCTTCTCCATAAGTGAAGGATACTTTTCGCGATGGTCCTCGTCCCGAACATATTTGTTCGTTGGCACATACTCTTTGAATTCTGATTTTTTGCGGCGGGGGGTAGATACGGCTTGGGACTTTTTCTTTCTTCTTTTTCGTCCGGACATGTCGTAACGTAGAGAGTTTTGTAAGTTCAAGTAAGCCATAATATACCTTCCTTCTCTCTCATAGAGATTTATAAGAGTTTTTACTAAAAAATAATATCAATTTTACCGTATATGCCAATTAATATTTATAAATACAATTATATAAAATTTTTACATACATGTCAAGGAAATTGGAGGTGAAAACACAAAAAAAATAACTCTAGGAGACCAAAATGCGTAACTTTATAATTATGTTCGCCGCTGTTTTGTTGGCCTTCCCTGTTTTTGCACAAGATGCAGATTCTAGTAGTAGTGAGACTACCACCAATGTTAATACCACCAATACTACTAACACAACCAGCACATCAACGAACACCAACACCAACGTCAACACGAATAATAATAACACGACTGTAAATAGTACGTCAACTAACACGAATACCAATACGAACACAAATAATACCACTATTAACAGTACGTCTAATAACACAAATACTAATACGAACACAAATAATACCACTATTAATAGCACATCGAATAATACCAATACGAATAATAACAACAATAATACCAATATTAATAGTAACAATGTGAATACCAATAATAACAATACAGTAAGCAACAACACCAACACTAACATTAATAATAGCACTTCCAATAGTACGTCTAATAACACAAATACGAACTATAGCGAGTCTGATAGTAATGTTACAACAAACAACACCAACAACAATAGAAACGAGAATATAAATCGTAACGAGAGCACATCAACACAAAAGATTGAGCAGGAAATTAAATCTCCACCTCCATCTGCAATCGCTCCTAGTATAGGATCTTCTTATTCTCAAGACCTATGTACAACAGGTGTTTCTGGAGCAATACAAACTCAAATTCTAGGTTTGTCTGCAGGAAAGTCTGTAAGAGATATGAACTGCGAAAGAATTAAATTGTCCAAAACTTTATATGATATGGGAATGCGTGTCGCTGCTGTATCTACAATGTGTCAGGACGAAAGAGTTTGGAAAGCCATGATGATGGCAGGCACTCCTTGTCCTTTCGAAGGTAAAATCGGCGATGAGGCATTAGAAGCGTGGGTAGAAAATCCTCAGCTAATTCCTGATAACGCATTAGACGAAGTTAAAATGAAAGACGAGGAAGAAGATGATAAAACAGGCTGGTACGCTGCTGGCGGGGCTGCTGCTTTACTTTTGCTCCTCTTATAGTTTAGCAGAAGAAACACAGGTAATGAACGGTGTTGATGATGGCACCGTTCATATCAATTTAGGGCACACTTTTCCATACTACGGGGGTATCTTTACTGATGCCTGGATGTCTAG